TTGACGCATTGAAATTGTCTTTAGAGTCTAAAGAAGAAGAAGAAGAAGTTAAAGAGGAGGTTGAATTGAGTGCTGAAGAAGTTGCACCAATCAAACACAATCCCGAAGCTGATGCTTCTAAAAAAGATACTTTCTTGTATTCTCAAAAAGCACCAAAAACAACAAAATCAGTTATATATAACAAATTATTCAAATAATCAATTAAACGTTTAAAATTTAAAAAATGGCAACAACAACAAACATTACTACAACTTACGCAGGAGAGAAGGCTCAAGGGTACATCGCTGCTGCATTGTTAAGCGGTAACACTATCGAAAACGGTGGTATTACTGTAAAACCAAACGTAAAGAAATCAGAAGTACTTAAAAAAATCGCTACGGGAGACCTTATCGCTGACGGTTCTTGTGACTTTACTGCAACTTCTTCTGTTACTTTGACAGAGAGAATCATTACTCCAAAAGAATTTCAAGTAAACCTTGAATTGTGTAAAACTCCTTTCCGTGCTGATTGGGACGCAATTTCTATGGGTTATTCGGCTTTCGATTCTTTGCCTCCCGATTTCCAATCTTTCTTGGTTGCTCACGTAGCTGAAAAAGTAGCTTCAAAAATGGAATCAAACATTTGGCAAGGTGCTGACGGGGACGAAGGAGAGTTCGACGGACTTGTAACTTTGGCAACTGCTGATGCTGACGTAATTGACGTAGTTGGTACTACTATTACTGCTTCAAACGTAATCGACGAACTTGGAAAAGTAGTAGATGCTATTCCTGCTGCATTGTACGGTTCTGCTGACTTGAAATTGTATGTAGCTCAAAATGTTTACCGTGCTTACGTACGTGCTTTAGGTGGTTTTGCTGCTAACGGAGTAGGTGCAAACGGTGTAAACGGACAAGGAACTAACCAAGCAATGGGAGACTTGATGTTTGACGGAGTACCTGTATTCGTAGCAAACGGATTGGCTTCTAACTATATCGTAGCTGCTGAATCTTCAAACTTGTTTTTCGGAACAGGATTGTTAAACGATTCAAACGAGGTTAAGGTATTGGATATGCAAGATTTGGACGGAAGTCAAAATGTTCGTGTAATTATGCGTTTCACTGCAACTGTGCAATACGCATACGGTGCTGAAATCGTACTTTACACACCTGCATAATTAGCAAAATAATAAATTGAAAGAGGGGTGGGTTCTTGCCTATCCCTTTTTTTTATAACTAACTTTTAAAAAATAAAAATATGGCTTGTGATATTACAGCAGGAAGAAATGACTCAAACTGCTTGGATAGTCTTGGAGGAATCAAGGCTATTTATATAGGAAATTACGAAAAAGGAATGTTTGCAGATGCTACGTTTACGGGCGAAGAAATTACAGCATTCACGACAGGAGGGTACGATGTATTCAAATACGAATTGAGAGGAACGAATAACATTGACGAAGCAAATACTAAAGACATCAACGCAGGTACTTCTATCTTTGAAGCAAGTGGAACAATCACTTTGAAAAAACAAGATGCAACTACACAGGCGCAAATGGTTCTTTTATCTAAAGGTCGTCCGCAAATCATTGCAGAAGGATATGACGGAAGTTTCAGAATATTCGGAATCAAGAACGGTGTAGATGTAACAGTAAACACTGCGAGTGGTGCAGATATGAATGAATTTAATGGCTACACTTTGACATTGGCTTCTAAAGAGGACAATTTGGCGTATTTCGTAGATTCTACTCTAATAGGAGCAGGAAACGGTGCATTCGACGTTCAAGCGAACTAGGAAGCGTTTTAACGCATTAAAAAAGAAAAGGTATAGACTTAATTGTTTATACCTTTTTTCTTGTCTTAAAATCAAAGTTTTGAAACAAAAAACAAACACGCTTATAAATTGTTTTAAAATAAAAGAAAATGATAATACTAACAACTAGCACAAACGCACAGGAATTTAAATTTATTCCAAGAGATTACGCTGCTGATTCTATTGTATTAACAGACGAACAAGCAAACACAAGCACAACCATATCCGCAACGTTTACAAAAGACGGGTACTATTTAAAAGCAGATATTTCTTTTGCTTTGGTAGAAGATAGATTTTACACTTTCAACGCTTTAAATGGCTCTGAAATAGTTTATAAAGGCAGAATCTTTTGTACTGACCAAGTGGTAAAAGATTACAGCATTAACAACAGCGTTTATACGCAACACGAAAGCACAAACGAATACATAGTTTACAATGAGTAGAAGAAACAACAAATCGCAGATTGAGGTTGTAGCTCTTTCTAAATACACGACTCCAATAGTTGAAGAAGTAAAAAACAAAGATTGGATAATGTACGGAGAAGATAACAATCATTTTCAATGGCTAATCGACAGAAGTACGAAATCAACAACCAATGGCGGTATCATTACTTCAATGGCTCGAATGATTTACGGAAAAGGTTTAGATGCTACGGATTCAAACAAGAAGCCCGAACAATATGCACAAATGAAAACTATCTTTTCAAAAGACTGTTTGCGTGGTGTTATAATGGACAGGAAACTTTTAGGAATGGGTGCTTTTCAAATCAACTACAAAGGTGGCAAAGTCAATAAGGCTTTACACTTTCCTATGAATACTTTGAGAGCAGAAAAATGCAACGACAACGGAGAGATTGAAGCTTGGTATTATCACCCAAATTGGGCAGAAGCGAAATCTTCTGACAAGCCTTTGCGTGTTCCTGCTTTTGGATTCGGTAATGGAAAAGAAAACGAGATTTTAGTAGTGAAACCATACGTTGCAGGTTATACTTATTATCCACCTGTGGACTATCAAGGTGCTTTGCCGTACGCTGTACTAGAAGAAGAAATCGCAGACTACTTAATTAACGATACCTTAAACGGGTTTAGTGGTACAAAAGTAATCAACTTCAACAACGGAGTTCCCGACGAAGAAAAACGCAGAGAAATCAAGCGTGATGTAATGAACAAACTCACAGGTGCAAGAGGAGAAAAAGTAATCGTTGCATTTAACAACAACAAAGAAGGTGCTACTACGGTTGAAGATTTACCTTTGAACGATGCGCCACAGCATTACGAATACCTTTCAAAAGAATGCCAAGAGAAGCTGATTGTAGGACACAAAGTTACCTCTCCTATGCTTTTGGGTATCAGAACAGGGGGCAACGGGCTAGGCAACAACGCTGACGAAATCAAAACTGCTTCTTTGTTATATGACAATTTAGTCATTAGAACGTTTCAAGATGAATTGCTTGACGTTATAAACGAGATTTTAGCAGTAAACAACATCTCTTTAAATACTTATTTTAAGACCATTCAACCGCTTGAATTTACAGACTTGGACAATGTAGTCGATGAAGAAACAAAAGAAGAAGAAACAGGCGTAAAAATGTGTTCTCACGTAGATATACAACTTAAAGACGATGCTCTTGATGATTTAGGCGAAAAAGAGAATTTAGACGAGTGGGAACTTATTGATGAAATGGAAGTAGATTATGACCTAGAAGAACAACTAGATGCAGAAATCGAAGCACTAAACAATCCTAAAAAATCGTTGCTTTCTAAAATATACAACTTTGTAAGCACAGGAACAGCTAGACCAAACGCAAAGAGCGAACAAGATAAAAAGATTGACGACGTACAATACAAAGTTCGTTATTCTTATTCGCCTAACAAAGTAAGCGAAAACAGTAGAGAATTTTGCAAGAAAATGGTAGCTGCTGATAAGATTTACAGAAAAGAGGACATTGACAAAATGAGCCAAAGAGTTGTAAATGCGGGTTGGGGTGCAAGAGGTGCTGATACTTACGACATTTTTAAGTACAAAGGCGGAGGAGATTGCCACCATAAATTTCTACGCAAGACTTACAGAAGCAAACAAAGCATTGATGTAAAAAATCCAAATGCGCCAACTGTATCAACGAACAAGGCAGAGAAAGAAGGTTACAGAGTAAGAAACCCTAAAGAGGTTGCAATGAAGCCGAAAGATATGCCTTACAATGGTTTTTTACCAACAAATAAAAGATTCAAATAATGGCTGAAGTATTACTAATTACCACAACAGACATAAAAAGGAACAGCACTATCGACGGGAATGTGGACGTTGATAAGTTTATTCAATACTTAAGAATTGCTCAAGACATACATATTCAGCAATATCTAGGTACTGACTTACTTGTGGCTATTCAAACAAAGATTTCGGGCGGAACTATTGACGACCCTGCAAATGCTAACTATAAAAATCTATTGATTAAGTACGTTAAGCCTATGCTTATCCATTGGGGACTTGTTGAGTACTATCCTTTTGCAGCTTATACGATTGCAAACGGAGGTGTTTACAAACACACTTCTGAAACAAGCGAAACGGTTGTAAAAGATGAGGTTGATTTCTTAATCGAAAAAGCAAGAACCACAGCACAAAACTACACACGTAGATTCATTGATTACGTATGTAATAACACAACTTTGTTTCCCGAATATTTAAGCAACTCCGACGAAGATGTTTCTCCTAGTGGCGACGGTAATTTTGGAGGTTGGGTACTATGAAAGAAAAAAGAGGGAAATATAAACAAAAACAAAAAAACGTAGAGCGTCTAAAATTGTTTTTAAAAAAAATAGAAAATGGCAAATTCAATAAATTGGGGAATAGCAAACTTTGACTCTGAATGGGG